TCAGCCATCTGCATCATCTGTTGTTGTTGCATCTGCTCTTGAGCTGCTGCCTGTTCTTGGGCTTTCTGTTCAGCAGACTTAATAAGACCTTGTGTATCAATACCTAGCGATGCGCCTAAGCGATCTATGTAGTCATCGATATTAAGGTTCTGTTGGATTACTTCCGCACCTAAAGGTTGTAGATAGCTCAGGAATGCTTGTAGTTTATTCAAGTCCTGTCCACGACCCAGTGCCTCTAAACCAGTTACGATTTGAGGCTTTAAGGTATCTTTTGGAAACTTAGGCATCTTGCCTTCTTTCTGCATCTTAGCGAGCAGGAGGTTGACAAGTGGTAGTTGAAATTCTTGAGACAAGACAGAGTAGATACCACCTAAAGCAGTCTCTAGTTCTTGTGCCATGTATCGTACTTCCTCAGCCGTTACACGTTCAGCATTACGCTGTACTGAGCTGTTGAGTAGGAAAGAGTAAGACAAGCGTTCTGTGATCACTTGCATTGTTTCTTGTGCTACTCGGAAGTCATTAAATTTATTTGCTTGAAGAGTGCTAACATCGTTGGCATCACCTGAGATGATTGCACCGTTAGCGGAGTCAGCAATGTTACGTATTTTAGTTGTACCGTTAGGTCGTACCATGAAGAGAAGTTTAGCACTAGCTGCGCTGCCTTCTACGATAGCACGAGTTAAAGCTTCTAATGATTTTAGATCACCGATAATCTCTTCCACGAAAGAGCGTCCGTAATCGTTACCATCAATAGCGATGAAACGTAATGCTAACCACGGTAGTTTGTCTGCTGCATAACTGCCTTCAGACTTAGGGATTACTTGGCCATGCACTTCTTGGTGTACAGCAAACTTCTTACCTTCACGTTTAATGCAGGTGTAAAGATCACACTCTCGTTTATCTTCTTGTGCGCTGTATTCCTCATTCTCCATTAACGCTGCCTTAACAACATCTGGGAGAGCCTCAAAAGCTATTGTCTCTTTGACAACAATCTTTAGCAGGTTGCCCATAGTATCACGCTTGACGCAATAACTATCTAAACGGAAGACTTTCATCCCTCCATCTTTAGGCATATGTATAAGTGCATTACCACTAACGATAAGCTGCTTGAGCATCTCGAAAGCGGGTACTCGGATAGCTTTAGCTTCTACAAGCTGTGCCGCTGAACGCTCAATACGAGCTAGGGCATCCTCTGCCTTACCTCTAGCTTCCTCTCCTGCTAACTCAGCTAAGTCAAAGTCGTCAATCGTTAAACGAAAGAACGGACTGTTAGGAGGTAGGAGTGTCATTAGTAGCTTTGATGCGAGGTTGTTTACACCTCTAGCACCTACGGCTTGGTATGGAGTGTCGTACTGGGTAGAGGAAGTATGACCGTCACGAGGCATTAAGGTTGGTATGGTTAGTTCAGCAGCCGCCCTTGCCCTCGTTAGAAAGACATCACGATCTGCTTCCATATTTTCATAGGCGTGAGCTACGCCTTTCTCGTTATAAGTCATAATTGTTCCTTAGTAATCGTCTTTTATATTCTGCAAACCTGAACGAGCGTTGTTACCAATTTGCTGACCTATCTTAGCAATACCTGTCTGCTTGGCTACTCTCTTAACTTCGTCAGATTTTACAGCGCCACCTACTGCGGTCTTTTCTAAATTCTTACCTACTTTGGTAATACCTAAATTATCACGCTGGTTATATAGTTGACCTACGCCTGTGCTCCCTAATAATTTAGGGGCTTTTGAAATCATACACATAATAAGTCCTTAACTGTTAATTGTAAGACCTGAGCCAGCTACGCCACCAGCCTGTACACCAGAGCTACCTCTACGTAACTGCTTTGAGCCTTTACGCTTCTTCTTACGCATCTCAGCATTGGAATCTACTGCGTTGGCAATCTCATCGGGAGCTAGGTTAGGAGCTGGGGGAGTTGGCGGTGGTTTAGGAATATCAGGGGAAGACATGCACATAATTAATTCTCATTTGTTAGTTCATCCTCAAGCATATACTCTAGCTTTTGGATGACTGATTGTTGTCCTTGGAGGAAAGCCACTTGTGTGTCTTTTACACCGAGGTTATGGGGTAGTTGGTTTGGATATAGTTTCTTAAACATATCCACTAATTCTTTAGATATAATTGGTTTTATATTCATGATGTTTCTCTTAACGGTATGTTTAGAAACCCCCCAATTAAATCAAGGGGTTAGGAGGGAGGTGTAACCAGACATTTGCGATGATATGGAGGCAAGTTACTACCTCCAATACAGTGACCGCAAGCCTATATTTCAGACTAACCATCAGTACCCTCACCCATACATACTGGACAAGGCTTTGCCCAATGATACAAACCATCACCTTCAGGATCGTAACCTTCTAACCCTGTACCATGACAAGCTTTGCATTCACCTGCTTCAACACTCATCGGTTATCTCCTGAGCCTTTAAGTTTATTCTCAATCTTACGCTTCATGGTTTTGTTCATGTTCTCAAAAGCTACGTCACTGAGGTTTAAACCCATACGGTCTACCAGCATGGCTAAGTACCAGAATACATCACCTAGCTCATCACTCACTTCCTGCTTATGGTTGGGGCGTTCACCGTCCCTAATTTTTTTCTTAATTTTATCAGCCACCTCACCTGCCTCAGATAGTAATCCAAGAGTGAGATACTCAATGGCTACGTCTTCGGGGAAGATTGCTGTATCATTGCACTTGGCTTGATAGTAATCAAAGCCTTCAAACATGCCTTGTAGATATTCGTAAGATACGTTGTTCACCAGTTAACTCCTTTTGTTTCGTTTAATAACCAAATCATTTTGTTTAAGTACCAGCGAGCTTTCTTTGCATCCTGAAGAGGATTGCCTTTAGACCACATACGGCTGCCAGTGTACTTGATTATGTTTCCTTGGCAGTATGAGATAGCCTCGTACTTACCTAACACATCCACAATGTAGTCGATGGTTTCAATCTCACCTGCGTTGTAATGTGGTGGGTGGTCTACGGCCTCGGTAGTAGCAGAATTTTCTATTTCTTTATTAGTAGAGAGGGCGTGAGTGCTTTGGTATGCTGTATCTTTTCTGGCCGCTTGTGCAGTCAAGTCCCACTCGTCTGGTCTTATATCGTTTATGCCGCCCATAATTTTACTTCCTTTGTTTCAAAGTTATATTCACCGTCACGTAGGATACGTGCTAATCGTGCATTCTCTATGGCTACTTCTTCACCAAAACCTTTGGAGTCAAAAGCATCGACAACAGTTTGCCATGTTACCCCTTTATCAGTGAGTAGTTGATCTGCTTTCTTAGCCCCTACTGTTGGACACCCTTTGTAGTTGTCTGTCGAGTCACCTACTAAAGTCTGGTACAAGAAATTATAATCAGCTTCTTCCTGATCTACCTCTTGAACCTTACCTTCAATCAAGTGGTAAGCAGGTATGGTAAGTAAGTCTTTATCAAGTGACCAGATAACAGTGTTGTGGTCGGCGCTGCCTAAGATACCTAACAAGTCATCAGCTTCTAACTTGTCTTCAACCATGCCATTATATTTTTCTGCTAAATAATCCTTAGCAAATTTAAGCAGCATAGGCTTACGAGTATTCTTACGGTTAGCTTTGTAGTATGGAGCTACGTCCTTGCGGTACAGGTTGTCTCCTGAGAGACAGGTGATAACTTTATCACACCCTGACTCAGCTATGATCTTACTCATAAACTCTTCCATCGAACCTATGACATCTTTCTCGTGAGCGTGTAGTGTCCACATACCATCGCCCCAGTTAATAGGAGTCTCTGCAATGGTCGCTGCTTTGTATGCAACGATGTCTCCATCGACTAATAGTGTTCTAGTATTCTTCATCATCTTCCTCCATCATTTTCTCAAACTCTTCGGCTGTCATGTTCACCATATGTGTAGCACGAGAAGCCATACGCCAGTGTATGATTGATTCCACGATCCACTTAAAGGCGAAGGCAAAAGATATAAAACCAAAGCCCATACCTAAGATTAAATTTAATGTACTTGTTTCCATAATTATTCCTTGTGCTTTACTAAGCGTAGCTTTCGAGTTCTTGGATCAAACAGTATGTACTGCACACCTAATTCTTTCTGTAGTGTTGTGCGGGCTTTAGAATTGTTAGCCCTCCCTAGTTCACTATTCATCTTGACATCAAACAAGTAAACCTCGCCATCTTTAATACCGACAATATCAATAGCACCTGTACAACCTGCGTTATGAAAGACCTCAAACCCTTCATCCCACAACCACGTAATTGCGTAGTGTTCTGCCATATCTCCCAAGCGGTTAACATCAGTGAGTTTCCGCCCAGCTTGTTCCGACTTGGAACTCTGAGTCGAG